TAGCGCATCTATAAGGTGATTATCACGATCCGCAAGTATTGGCAAGATTTGTCCTGTCAAGGGGTCAGTTTTATAACTGTAGCACGTTAATTCGTCGATCGTGTGCTGGCATCGAGGATGGACAATGATGTCGTAAGACTTCAGCCATTCGACGCCTTCCTCTACAGACTTCGGCCCTTTGATTGCTGGCATAATCTTTGGAAAGCCATGCTTTCTCATGTGGCTGATTGTTTCGGGTCGTGCGCTATCAGCAACGATGGGCCACTTCTCAGACTCTGGCACAGTGAAGAACAAGTCTGGCGTGTCCATAATCTCGCAGCCAACGCGATACGCTTCATAGTCAACGTAGATGGTGCGGCCAACAACATGGCAACGGATAAGGACTGTCGGATCGGAAGCGAAGCCCCAGTCAGCGCCGAAGCGAAGTGTTGCGTCCTCTGGCGTCTCGAAGTCCTCAACCTTCCAGTTGCGGAACACTCGTGCCTCGCTGTTCGATGCGTAGCTTCCCAGCCAAACGTGTTTGTATTTGTCAGGGTCTCGATCTCTGTCGTATTCCATTTCCGCTTTAAGCACATCAGGGAACCAAGGATTGTCTCGATAGTTTACCTGTGAAACGATAGCGTCAGGCGGAGGCGTTTCACCACGCAGCAGCATATCAATCGGGTCGGTGCTATTCAGCGGGTTCCATGTGAACCATAACTCACTGTCTGGCTTGCGGATTGTCGGACGCAATAGGTCAAGCGAACGCTGCGATAGCGTCTGTGCTTCCTCAACCCAAGCGCAGTCATAGCCTTCGAGCGATTTGATAGAGTCGGCAGTGTGGTTCTGCATCCCCTGGAAGATGATTAAGCCATCGCCATGCCGTGACTTTATCTGCGTTTCCTGAATCTCGAAGTAATCCTGAACGCCAAGCTGTTCTATCTTGAGTTCCAGCAATCGCTTGACGGACTGCGCCAATGACTTCTGAATCTCACGGACGCAAACTGTTCTGCGCCGCTGATCGATAACGTGAGCCTCAATAACCATTTCCGCAAAGGCATGGCTCTTACCTGAACCACGCCCTCCATGTGCGCCTTTATAGCGGCTTGGCTTTAGGAATGGCTTGAACCAGCGCGGTGTTTTAATCTTCAGCGTTGTCATCGATCACTTCACGCTGGATGTGCGTAACCAGATTGCCTGTGAGATTAAGCTTGGATGGAGCATCAAGACCAATCATTGCGTTGATGGCCTTTACAGCGTTTACTTTGTCGCTTGGCTTTGCGTCTGCGTCCAAGCCCTTAGCTATCGTAGAGAGGACATCAAGGCTGTCTGCCATTGTCCAAACTACACGTTCAGCAACGGCTGCTTTGAGTTCTGCAATCCTTGATGAAATGTTGACATCAGCCATGAGACGCGATGCGTTTTGATGAACGCTTTCTGGCTTAGTTGTTGGCCTAACATTAAACGCGGCCCTGTATGCGTCCGCTTGGCTTTTGCCCTGTGATATTTCTTGAGCGAAACGCTCTTGTTTTGGTGTCAATGCCATCTGTCTCAGCTTCCAATAAGGTCTGGTGCCAACCTTTTAGAGCATCTTAATCTGCGTGTCCATATTCTACCTCAATAAGCTTTGCGAGATAATGCTGGCACTTCTGCAAATCCTGCACTCCGTTCTTTTCACGATAGCGTGCGAGATACTTTATGCAGTTGCCATGAAGGTATCCAGCAAACGCCTCTTTAGACATCCAAGACTCCATTGCCTCCCAAGGCTGAACTGATTTAGATGCGTAATGGTCTCCGCCTACCTGATAGTCATTAGAATTGGTCATCTTCGTCCTCGTCATATCCAAACGGATCGTATCCCTTCAGCATGGCATCTACTGCCACCATGATAGGCCCAGTGATACGCACCTTGCCAGCTTCCATCTTGCGAATGGTTGTGCCGCCATTGTCAGGCGATAGGCGAAGCGCGTCAGCCATTTCGTTGACGCTATAGCCCATGTGGTGACGAGCAAGTTTCAGTTTGTCTGGCGTCATGCTGCTTCTCCGCACCAAAGTCCGCATTCTGCGTCCATATCTGGGTCTTCATCAAAAAACCCCTTGAACAAATCCCCTTGATTACGAGCAGCATCTATTAACTGATCATATCCGTATCCTATTCGGAAAGTAGCTGGACTTTGCTTTGCACAAATATTGCTGGCAAAGCTTTCTACATCAGCCCACCATTGCAAAGTTCCTGGCTTTGTCCGCTCAATTTCCATCAGTTTTGGCCTCGCCTTCAAAAAACATCCATCACAGTTCCCTTCAAACGGAAGCAACTGCAAATCAAAATCTTGCTCTGCCCACCAAGCACGAACATCGCGTTGCGTTACCCCATCTTCAAATAATGGAAAAACGGAAACCCAAGGGTCTTTACCTTTTTCGTTGGCAGATACGCCGCGAGATACACGATGGCTTTCGTCTGCCCTAAGCCCAACCACGTTAGTCCATTTTTTATAGCCATGAGACTTCATGAAAAACTTCATGGGTTCAATTTTTAGCTCTGTCGTGCAAAAGCGCATAACGCTATTCGGGAGATATTTTTTGCGCTCAATTAACGCACGGAATGGCTCTCCATTTCGGCTGGCGCTGTTATAGCCAATTTCAACAAATCGATCCTCATAGCTTTTGGCTTTTCGATCCGATTGCTCCAGCCAGTGAATCTTTATTCCCCAACGACTTTGGCATTCGTGAACGAAGCGCAATGTTTCTTCGCGCTCCTTTCCTGTATTAGCAAAAGTCACATGAACATCTTCTGGTAAAACTCCTCCATGTGCATCAATGATGTGCTTGAGCATATATCCAGATGTTCGCCCACCGCTGAACGATATGAGTGCTGGCCCATGAATTAGATATGGATTGACTTTTTCTTCCGTCATGCTGCGGCTCCTATAAACATATCGCCCTGGCGTTGTGCATCCTCAATGCGTTTGCAAGCGATGTCAAAATAAGCAGGACTTTTCTCTATGCCAATAAATGGCAGGCCAAGTTTAGCAGCGGCCACTCCAGATGTTCCAGAACCCAAAAACGGGTCAATAGGATACTTCATACCAGTGAGGCGCAAAATTCGCTCCACAGATGAAACAGGGATTTGACATGGATGCGCTGTTTTTTCAGCCGATACGTTTTTAACTTGAGGCTGTTCCCACCAATCATAAGAGGCGACCATTGAGTTTTTTACTCGTATGTCATCTGCATTACGACAAGGCTGCTTCACTGCATTGAAGTCAACAGGCAAGCCCCATATTCCCCATAAGCGAAACTGCCGCTTTAGGTTCGACGGATAAACCCAGGCAAGCACTTCATCAGGTGGGCCAAGCACGGGAACAACTAAGCGCATCATTTCTTCAGGATATTGCAGCAACGCCACAGGCATCCCTTGAAATGGCTTTAATAGCTCTCCGTAAGATGCCTCATCATCTTTATGCTCGTCGTATTGAAAACCAATTCCATATGGTGGATCCATTACAACTCCATCTGGCCCTTCTGGTAATGTTGGCAAGATGTCGCGGCAGTCGCCAAGGTATAAAGTGGCGTTTCCGATTATAACTGGCTCAGTCATTTTCAGATTCCATTTCTGCCGCTGCTGCCACCTTCTGCAATGCGTGAACAATGGTAGTGTGGTCGCGGTTCATAATCCGTCCTATCTCGGTGGTTGAATAGCCTTTTCCTCTAAGCCATACAATGCATTTTCGCCTTACTGCGACGAGTTCTTTCAGCTTGCTCTTGCCGAGAATGTCTTCCAGTGTGTAACCATATAACTCTGCGATAGCATCAATCTCTGCCAAGTTCTTTTCCCTTGGTGTCATGATTCCTCATAATCCTGTTCGCCAAAGTGCGTGTGCGTGTGGTCGCCTATGTTGCAGTTGGATATTGATACTTCCCCCATAGTTAGGGTGCTTTTCATGGCTTCCAGTGCCGCCATTTTTACGCACTCACCTGTAGGTGCATCTATAATGTAGCGGATTAGTTCACCAACTTCTGTCACGGATTGTTGGTCATGGCCTATTTTAAATCCTGTTTGCATCTTACGCCTCCTTTATAAAAATTCCGTCAACCATCTTGCCCTTGCGGTCTTTAATTTCCTGCCAGGCGTTATCGATGCAATCTTCAATCATCATGCCATTCTGTGCAGCCATGATGGTTAGCACCACGACCATATCGCCAATGGCATCCGCAAATTCTATGTCGTTCTTTTTAGCGATAGCGTTAGCCAGCTCTCCAGCTTCCTCGATCAGTTTAACGAATTGGCTCTTTACATCGCTGCCTTTGATTAGGTTACGATCTTCAGCCCAGCCACGAATAAGTTCTGCGTAAAACATTAGATTTTGTCCTTTTTGATAAAGCGGCCCGTCTTTGGATCGCGCAGTGAAGCTGTGCGCTTGTGAAATAGAAATTCGGCTGCGTCATGCGTCCACATGGCTTGCCAAAATTGGCGGTCTCGATGTGTTAGCCACAAGAGATATAGTGTTATGGCTTCCAGAGCCAGCAGCCCAATGATTGCGATTTGATATTGGTTCACTTAATCCTCCATACTTACTGTTTTGCCGCCCCATTGGTCGGCCATAGCTTCAGCTATACCCTTGAACGTAGTGCTCCGTAATTTCCATCTGTCAGCAGAAGGCGGGAGATAATGAAGACGCTGGCGCTCATTATCAGGCAGTGCCTTTGTTTCCGCCTTCAAGTCAGATGTCGGCACTAGTGGAGGAAGGTTTTTCAACCACAAACAAGTTGCCTTCTGTTCCAAATGTCCAAACTGATACGGCTGAATAGTTTGCGCCTGCTGCATACCACCGATGCGCTCTTTGGCGTATTTGTGCATCACAGGATTCTCAATGGCAATGCGCTCGATTGGAGCATCCCAGAGAGCCTTGAAGAAAGCAGCGCCTTCGTCCAACTTGGCCCAGCGAGTTGGGTCTTTATGCAGCCAATGCACGCCAGCATTTGTCATGTAAGTGCATGGCGGATGGGCTATCATTAAATCCCAATCACCCCTGTGCGCTAACTCAAGTGCATCACCTTGAACGTGATATAATGGGTCTCCGTCTGTCGGAAGTAAATCGCACGACCAAGCGTCATGGCCCAGTGCGCGAAAAGCATCCCTGACTGTTGCGCTATATTCGCAAGCAACTAGAACCTTCATGCATCATCTCCAACAAAGTCTGGACTCAGCAAAGCCTGGGTTACGATAGCGGCAGCGCAATGCTCTGCGCTTGGAAATTCATCCATGTAGGCAAAGCCCATCGTTTCGATGCAAAGGTCATATAGACGATTGCTGTTGCGAATGTATTCGTGCGGATCGGCGCACGTTTCAAATGGGCCAGCGCGAAGCTGCTTTGATAGCAGTCCGTCGATGCGTTCAAATTGGTGGAGAGTGATGCTCATGCTGCGCCACCTGAAACGATTTCGAGTCTATATAACTCGTCATAGCGATTTGTTAGCGCATCAATGTATGCGCGAAGCACCCAGAGAGAGGCCGTGCGCTTGTCTATTACACGCCACTTACTGCCACCCCCACCTTCAATAGCGCGGGGATCATCTGAACCTTCTGTGTATTCGAGAATATATGCGGTGGTCTTCATGTCAGTCTCCGTTTTGGCGGGGAATATCCCCTTGCTGATGCACCCTCATAATCTTGGCGATTTTATGTGTAAAGCACTTTTTTCAATTATTGTGCATTTTTTAATTTTTCTGCTGTTTTGCGTGCGCGATGGCTTCAAGCGCCCAGGCTTCAGGAGCGCCTACATAGCATCCTTTGGCCCAGTGCTTGCGTATGTCATCGATCGAAAGCTTTCCAGCTTGGTATCGGATCAGATCGCACATTAGATTCGTTGCGGCGCTTCCGTCAGTCTTGGTCACCTGATTGTATATTCCCCGTCAGCGAAGCGAAGGTATCCCTGTGTTTCAGCAATACGCAACCAACGATCTGGCTTGTCTTTTAGTTCAACAGGCTCATTGCATCGCAGCGACATTATAAATTCATCAAACCTTGCTTGCGTGTGATTCGCGCAAATTTGCAGAGCCTTTTCCTTTTTTGTGCTTGGCGGAGTATATCGCTCCAATATCTCTAAGCACTGGCGCGGCGTTGGAAACCAATCCAGTTCCTTGCAGACACGCTCAGTCATATAGCTAAGAGCTTCTTTCGTGTATCCACCAAGAATCCTTGCGTAGACTGCTGTTCGCATCTGTCCGCTTTGCTCGTCGGTGTTCTTGCTTGGCAAGGTTGCCTCAATGAATTGCAGTTGCTTGGCAAGTTCGCGGGTTTCCACTGGAACATTCTCGACTGGCATCGCTAGGGCAAGAGACCTAAGCTCGTCGCACTCTACCACTGTAAGCTCAGAACGGCTCATCAGGTCGTCCATCCGCAACGTATCGAAGTGCTGCGGCAAAGCCGTTTTGGTTTCCACGTTGACTAATTGTCCGGTTTCCTGCGCCATTCTTGTTCTCCTTAATTTCATAAAGGTCTGTCCAGCCATTCATTGTGCTGCGATCCAGAACCTCTGTTATGTTTTGTCCCTTATCCTTAAATGCTACCAGCTTGTCGATAGCCTGATTGTATGCGCGATCCGTCAATGGCTTTTTGCGCTGCTTTCGCATCTCCACCCATCCGTTCCAAGCATCAGCAGGAATGCAGTCTGGCAACTCCCGTCTTATATACTTGGTGTTTAATTGATGTGTCTTTGATGTATTGGGTGAACGTGGTTCAGGGG